ACGAGGCGTACGTAAAAACGCTGAGGGATGAGGCGGCAGCGAACCGCACCAAGGCAAGGGACGCGGAATCGGCCGCTGACACGAAGATCAGAGCAGCGCTCAAGGCCCTCGGACTCAACGACGAAACCGAAGACCCCGTCAAGACCGCGCAGGACGCCGCAGCAGCAGCCAGCGCCGAACGCGACAGTGCCCGTGCCGCGGCACGTGACACCGCAGCGGAACTCATCATCTGGCGCAACGCCAAAGACCTCGGAATCAACCCGCAGGCACTCACAGACTCGGTCGCCTTCAACAAGGCCATCGCACAACTCGACCCCACCGACGCCACCGCGTTCGCTGAGGCCGTCAAAACCGCCGCGACCACCGCAGCAACCAACAACCCAATGCTCAAAGCAGCCCCGGCGGCTGGCGTGAGCGGTGCTGACTTCACTGGCGGGACCAGAGAAATCAGCGGCATCGATGCGCAAATCGCCTCAGCCGAAAAGGCAGGCGACCACGCGAAGGCGATCAGCCTCAAACGCCAAAAGGCATACACCCGCTAACCCTGAAAAGGAGCCACCATGGCCGGCATCACTGGCATTGGTACATCATTCAACCTCCCCAACTACCACGGCGAACTCTTCGCCCTTTCCCCGGCTGAAACGCCGCTGCTGTCCTCCATCGGCGGACTTACTGGCGGCGGTCAGACGGCCAGCGTCGAAATGGAATGGCAGACCTACGATCTGCGCGACCCGAACCAGGCAAACCGGGTGCGCCTCGAAGGCGCCACGGCACCGACCTCGGAAGAGCGCGTCCGCGCGAACGTCCGCAACGTCTGCCAGATCCACCAGGAGAAGGTGTCCGTTTCGTACACGAAGCAGGCCACCAACGGCCAGATCGCGACCCCCGGCTCTGCCCCGTTCCGCTCCACGGACGGCACCAACCCGATCGGTTCCGAGCTTGACTGGCAGGTCCAGCAGGCCATCAAGTCCATCGCCCTGGACGTGAACTGGTCCTTCATCAACGGGACGTACGCGAACCCGACCACGAACGCGACCGCACGCCAGACCAAGGGCCTGTTGCAGGCGATCACCACGAACGCCACGGACAAGTCCGGTGTTTCCTACACTGGCGCGACCTCCGCGACGGACACGATCACCGTCACGCACGCCTTGTCCAACGGTGACAAGGTTATCTTCGACAATACCGACGTCGCTACCGGCATTGTTGCGGGCCGCACCTACTACGTGGTGAACATCTCCACCACGGTCTCGTTCAAGGTGGCCCTGACCTCCGGTGGCACCGCGATCACCCTCGGCACCGCAGCGAACATCGCCCTGCACCGCCCGTCCACCACGGCTTTGGCCGTTGATGACATCAACGTGTTCGTGCAGGGCATCTACGACAACGGCGGGCTGTCCGGCATGCCGATGCTGCTCGTCAATTCGTCCCAGAAGCTGGGCATCACCAAGGCGTACGCTTCCGCTTACGGTCAGGCTCACGGCCTGATCAGCGCGGGTGAGCGTGTCGGCGGTGTCGCTGTTGACCGGATCATCACCGACTTCGGTGACTTCGGCATCATGCTGGATCGTCACATGCCGCAGGACTCCATCGTTGCCGTGACCCTCGACCAGCTCCGCCCCGTGTTCCTGAACACCCCGGGCAAGGGCGTTTTCTTCGAGGAAGCCCTCGCCAAGACCGGCGCATCCGATGATGTGCAGATCTACGGCGAAATCGGCCTGGAGTACGGTTCCGAGCGGAACCACGGCAAGCTCAAGGGCCTCAAGGTCTAAGCACCCAGTGAGTGACCGCCCGCTGTCATGGCGGGCGGTCACCGCCACTCCTTTTTGAAAGGCCCACCCCCATGGTGCTTGTCTACGCTGCTGACGCTGATCTGACGGCTTGGATCAACCCGGTCCCGCTGCCGGCGAACTCGGCAGCCCTGCTGCGCTCCGCGTCGTTGCTGGTGCATTCCTACACCATGACGGCCCTGTATGGGGTTGACGGCACCGGGCTACCGTCTGACGCCACAGTCTTGCAGGCCTTCAAGGACGCAACGTGCGCCCAGGCTGCGACATGGAACGCGACTGGCATCGACCCGACAGCCGGGGGCATCCCAACTGCGTCACTGGTCCGGTCGAAGCGGCTGGGGTCCGGGGCCATCGACTATGACACCTCCGCGAGTTCGTCAGCGACGGTGTTGCAAGCCAAGCGGGAAGCCGCGACCGTGTTGTGTGCCGAGGCTGTGATGCTCTTGCATCAGGCACGTGTCATCCCGGGAGGTGTGCAGCGTGGGCGACCTTGAGTTCTTCTACGTCCACACCGTCATCGTGGAGACATGGCTCGGTACAGGGGCGATGGGGGACGTGTTCCAGGCCCCCGCAACCGTCCAAGGGTTCCTTGAGGGGAAGACCCAGCTTGTGCGTGACAGCACGGGTCAGCAGGTTGTGTCGCAGTCCACGTTCTACTGTTCCGTGGTTGACGGGGCGAAGTTCACCCCTGACTCGCGGATCACGGTTGCGTCCCCGGGCTCATTGGCGCCGTCCCTGACGCTCACGGATTCCGGCACGCTCGTGCCATCCAGCATCGGGGACCGTGTCGTGCATGTGATCTCCCAGAACGTCAACGACGCCCCCGGCTTGGGCCTGCCCGAACACTCCGCGATCTACCTGAAATAGAGGTGCCATGGGTGAGACGTTCAGCATCCACCTCGACCAGATCACCGAGGCCGTGATAGCAGCCATCCCGGAAGCGACGTTCAAAGCCATGGAACACCTCCGCGAAGTCGCCGTGAACCGCACACCGCTTGAAACGGGGGATCTGCGTGCCGGGGCATCGACCGTCAACTCCATCGACAAAAAGGGCTCATCGGTCTACTACCCCGGGCCCTATGCCAGATACCAGCACTACGAGATCCTGCGACACGAGGTGGGCCAGCGCCTCTACCTTGAGTCAGCGGTCATCTCCGAAACACCCAAAATAATCGAGATCCTGACCCAGGAACTTGGCAAGGTCATTGAGTAGAATGGTGTGCACATGAGCTACGCCAAAGACCTGCTCACCGGGATAGCACAAATGATCTCGGACTCGAATATCGCCCTCTACAAACCGACCGGCACCTATGCGGCGGGTGACAGGGCGGTAGTCTTTGGCGCGTGGCCTCAAGCCCCGGACAAGTGCGTTGTTCTGAACTACACGCCGGTCACGTTGGCGACCATGATCCCGATGGAACGCGGCATCCTTGAGGTGCACATCCGCGGTGCTGCCGGTGACGTGTTTGATTCCACGGAAACCGCCGCCGCGATCCGTGACCTGTTGCAGGGTATCCGGTCCCAGCCGCTCGGCACCGCGAATGTGATTCAGATCCTGCACAACAACTCCGTGCCACTCGTGCAGGACACGAACAAGCGTTTCGAGCATGTGGAAACGTTCATCGTTGACGTGGACTCCCCTCCGACTGTGAACCGCCCGGACGGCGGCACTTGGTGACCCGGCCCGCATAACTGAATAGCAGCACCCCTTCTAGCCTCACAACACTGTGGGGCTTTTTCTTTTGCCCGAATAAGCCCCGTAGGAGGCACCCATGTCCACGAGCCTAGCTCGCCGCTTCAAATTCCAGGTCAGCTCCGACAACACCAACTGGCTCTCCGTCGCCGGGATCACCGAC